ACATAAAACAACTACAACATGAGCAATTACGCAAGGCACAAGGCATTGATTACCAGACAAAACCACCATTGCAAGTACCTAGTTACCTTAAAAACCGTGATGTAGATAGTTTGCCGGGTGGCGTTACCTTTATTGATGGGCAACAAGGCAAAATTGAGACAGCATTTAACGTAAATTTAAACTTACAACACTTGTTAATGGACATACAAGATGTAAGACAGCGTATAAATGGTAGTTTTTATGCTGATTTGTTTCTTATGTTGGCAAATGCTACTGATACAAGGATGACAGCAACAGAGGTAGCAGAACGTCACGAAGAAAAACTGCTTATGTTAGGTCCTGTTTTAGAAAGATTACATAACGAATTACTTGATCCGTTAATAGATATTACGTTTAGCAGAATGATAGAAGCAAATTTAGTGCCACCTGCACCAGAAGAATTGCAAGGTATGGAGTTAAATGTAGAGTTTGTATCTATGTTGGCACAAGCTCAACGTGCTATTGGTACAAATAGTGTTGATAGATATACAAATACAATGGGTGCTATTGCACAAATGAAACCTGATGTACTTGATAAATTTGATTCTGATGCATGGGCAGATAGTTATGCTGATATGTTAGGCATTGATCCGGGATTAATAGTACCCGGACAAGTCGTAGCTAAGATACGACAGGAAAGAGCAGCAGCACAACAAGCAGCAGCACAGGCAGAACAACAACAACAGGCAGTAGAAAACATGGCAAAACTTGGTAAAGTAGACTCAGGTAATGCTATGGACATGATGAACCAATTTAGTGGTTACAATTCACCATCACCATTGGAGGTATAAATGGATTTAATTGATTTAAAAAAAGACCCACAACCTATTGACAGTAATGAAATGTACAATGAACCGATGTATAGCTACGGTTTGTGTATATCGTTAGGTAAAGAAGAACTAGAAAAATTAGGCATAGAAAAATTACCACAAGCAGGTAGCGAAATGATGCTAACAGCAAAAGCATATGTCAAAACAGTTAGGGAAAGTCAAGAAAAAGATGGTGTAGAACAGAATGTGGAGTTACAAATATGTGCAATGGCTATTGAACCAATAGATAAAACTGGTGATCAAGCAGATGGATTGTATGGAGATAAGGCATCTGCACCACCTAAAGCACAGCCTGTTACTACACCTACTACAGGTACTTATCTAACTGGGAGTTAACTATGGAAGGATCACACAATTTATCACCTGATGCCAAAGTACGGTACAAAAAAATGATAGATCAACACAATGCAGAAGAAGCAAACAAAAAGAAAAATAAAGGCAAATCTAAATTACAAATATTTGCTGAAAAACTTTATGGAGGTAACAAATAATGGCTGACAAAAAAGGACAAATACTAGGAATTGAAGGTTCAGAAAAAATTATTCCTAGAAAAGTAGAACGTAAAGTAAAGACGTTAGAAGCCATGAAAGAAGGAGGTATGGCATCAAAAAAACAATTAGAAGAATTAGAAAAACTTAAAAAACTTTATCCATCAATGTTTTAATCATGAGTTTATACGAAAACATTCACAAGAAACGCAAAAGAATTAAAGAAGGTTCTGGCGAGCGTATGAAGAAAAAAGGTGAAAAAGGTAGACCAAGTGCTAAAGATTTTAAAGATGCTGCAAAAACTGCTAAAAAAATGTATCCTAACCAGAAATAGGTGTGACCGTAACCCTGTTATAACTAGATATATTTAAGCATGAGCGAATACAATCCACTCGATCTTAAAAGTCAACAAAAATCTAAAGACAATAAAAAGTTTGAAGAAAAAATTGACCGACAGAACGAGGAAGCGGATATTAAATGGCTCATGAGCAGCAAGAGGGGTCGCAGATTTATCTGGAGACTTCTGGAAATGGCAGGTGTATTTCGATCATCGTTCAACACTAACGCAATGGCTATGTCATTTAGCGAAGGTAACAGGAATTATGGTTTGCAACTCCTTAACCAAATTCACACTCTCTGCCCAGAACTGTATCCGACAATGATTAAGGAACAAAAAAATGTCAGAAACGCTGATGACGGAAGCTAACCAAACAAATGAAGGCGACACCCAGCAAACAGTAGATGCGACAACAGAAGCAACTACTGAAACTGAGCAGCAAGCTGAAAGTGTGCAAGATCAACAAGTTTTGGATGAAACCGCTGTTGAAAGTGAAACTAGCGAAAAGGAAGTACCAGAAGGTGCGCCTGATAAATACGAGTTTAATGCAAAGGTGGCTGACGCACCAAATGAACTCGACCCCGAAGTATTAACAGCATTCGGTGAAGTCGCTAAAGAACTAAATTTGCCACAAGAAGCTGCACAAAAAGTATTAGATAAAGTTGCACCTGTAATGCAGGAAAGACAAACCAAAGCAGTAGAGCAAGTTAAATTGGATTGGGCAAACGAATCACAATCAGATCAAGAATTTGGTGGTGAAAGTTTAAGCGAAAATTTAACTGTTGCAAAACAATCACTTGATGCTTTTGGTACTGATTCTTTAAAGTCGCTGCTTCAAGAAACAGGCTTGGGAAATCACCCTGAGATAATCAGGTTTATGTACCGAGCAGGTAAAGCAATTAGTGAAGATAGTTATGTTGGTAATTCTGAAGGTGCTAATGCTAAAGGCAATAGTATGCCAAAAGATTTTAACGGCATAGCAAACGCACTATATTCAAATCAGCAAAACAAGTAAGGAGTTAATTAATGGCTACCCTCTCAACCTCAAATTTAACACTAGCGGATTGGGCAAAAAGATCTGACCCAGACGGTAGAGTTCCAATCGTTGCAGAATTGTTATCACAATCCAACGAAATATTAGAAGACTGCGTTTTTAAGGAAGGTAATTTACCTACTGGAGATCGTGTAGTTATCAGAACAGGATTACCATCAGTTTATTGGAGAGCATTAAATCAAGGTATTCCATCTACTAAGTCAACAACAGCACAAGTTGATGAAGCTTGCGGAATTCTTGAAGCACGTTCTGAAGTAGACAAAGATTTAGCAATGTTAAATGGTAACACTGCACAGTTCCGTTTATCTGAAGACACTGCTTTCTTAGAAGCAATGAACCAGACACAGGCTGAAACTATGTTCTATGGTAATCCCGGAACAGATCCTAAAAAGTTTTTAGGTTTAGCACCAAGATATGGCAGTTTATCTGCTGATAACTCTGTTAATGTTCTTAGTGCAGGTGGGTCAGGTTCTGATAATGCTTCTGTATATTTAGTTGTTTGGGGTGACCAAACTGTATATTGTCCTTTTCCAAAAGGATCTAAAGCAGGATTAACACACGAAGATCTTGGTGAGCAAACTGTATACAACAGCGATGGCACAAGATTACAAGCTTTTGCTACACGTTATCAGTGGAAAAATGGTTTAGTTGTAAAAGATTGGAGATACGTTGTTCGTATTTGTAACATCGACATTTCTGATTTATTAGGAACAACTGGAACACAAGCTGCCAGTGCTTCTACTGCTCTTATTAAATTAATGGCTAGAGCATTGTACAGAATACCAAACATGGCAATGGGAAGAGCAGCGTTCTATATGAATAGAACAGTTCACTCAGGCATGGCTATTGCAGCATTAGATAAATCACAATCTGTATTATCTATACAAGAAGGTTTATCACAGTTTGGAACAGCACAAAGCTACTTATCATTCTTAGGTGTTCCTCTAAGAAGAGTAGATGCGTTACTTAATACCGAAACTGCGGTAAGTTAATCTATTTATTACTAAAGGAGATTTAAAATGATTACAGATTCATTACTACGAGTAAGTGAAGATCAAGCACTTACTACAACTGCTGTTTCTACTAATACTATTGATTTAAGTGTTGCTAGAGACATGGGTGAAGGTACTGCATTGTACATGAACTTTGCTGTTACTACTGCATTAGCAAATGGTACAAGCGTAAAGTTTGAAGTTATTACTAGTGCATCAGCAAACTTAGGAAGTCCTACTGTTATTGGCAGTAGCGATGCAATACTTACAGCAGCATTAACACTAGGTAAAAACGTAGTTGTACGTTTTAACCCAGAAATAGCTGGCAAAGGCCAGAGATATTTGGGTGCTAGATATACAATTTCTGGTACTTTTAACGCTGGTAAAGTTACTGCTGATGTAGTAGAAACAATTGGTGACGGTAGGAAGTTTTATGCTTCTGGTTTTACCGTAGCTTAAATTAAAAACAACTTATGCCTATTTACAGAGCTAAAATCAAGTGTTTTGTTGGTCAATCATTACGAGAAGCTGACGAAGAATTTGAGTACAACGGAGAGTACTGCAAGCATCTTGAACTTGTTAGCGGGCCAAAACCTCAGACACCTGTAGCGTCTACTACAAACACACCTGTGGAATCTAAAGTTAAGCCTTCTAATTTAGAATTAATGACTAAAGCAGAACTTGAAGTTTATGGTCGTTCTATCGGTATTGAACTTGATAGAAGACAAACAAAAGATACTCTTATTAGTCAACTTGTAGCAGCAAGTAAATAAGCATTAGTTTCTTATTTACACTGGGGGCTAGTAGTAATACTGCTAACCTCCCTTTTTTTTAGGAGATGTTATGGCAACCGAAGTAGATATTTGCAACCTTGCCCTAGCTCATTTGGGTGATGATGCAACAATTGCTACGCTATCCCCACCAGAAGGATCAGCGCAAGCAGAAAAAGCTGCACGTTTTTATCCGATAGCAAGAAATACATTACTACAAATGCATACGTGGAATTTTGCATCTAAACGAGCTAATCTTGCACTTACAACAAATACATTAGATCAATGGGATTATGCATACGTAGCACCTACAGATATGATGTCACCTGTTTCTGTTATATCTCCAACAGCACAAAATGATTATGCTACAAGAATGTCTGCTGGTGATACACCCGGTGGTATAACATCTAATTATGCGCCAACAATAGTAGCTGGACAATATACACCACAACAATTTGCAGTAGAAGGAGCATATATTTATACAAACCAAGAAAATGCAATGCTAAGATATCAAGCTTTTATTACTGACGCATCATTATTTTCTCCATTATTTGTTGTTACGTTGTCATGGCATTTAGCATCAATGCTTGCAGGGCCAATAATTAAAGGTGATCAAGGTATGGCAGAAGCAAAACGTTCTACACAAATGATGATGGGATATTTATCAAGTGCAAAACAAGCGGACAATTTACATCGAGATATAACAGTAGAGCATATAGTACCTTGGACATCTGGGAGGTAATTTATGCCAGTTACACGCACGTTTTTAAGATCTTTTTCTGGAGGTGAAATATCACCAGAAATGTTTGGTCGTATTGATGATGCTAAGTTTCAGCAAGGCGCAGCAACAATGCGTAATTTTATTGCCAAACCACAAGGACCAGCAGAAAACAGAGCAGGTTTTAAATATGTAAATGAAGTAAAAGATAGTACAAAAGCAGTTAGATTATTATCTTTTACATTTTCTACAACCCAAACAATGGTTATAGAAATGGGTAATACATATTTTAGGTTTCATACGCAAGGACAAACGTTATTGTATTCAGATGGTACAGCATGGAATGGCAGCACTAATTATGTAGTTGGTGATATAGCAAAATATAATAACGTAAATTATTACGCTAAAACAGCACATTCTAATAGCCAGCCACCAAACTCTACAAATTGGTATGCATTACCTGCTGATATGACATATGAAATACCATCACCATATTTAGAAGCAGATTTGTTTGATGTGCATTATGTACAATCTGCTGATGTTATGACTTTAGTACATCCTAGTCATGCACCAAAAGAATTAAGAAGATTAAGTGCTACGAAATGGGAGCTTAAAACAATTAATTTTGCTAGTCCATTATCAGCACCCAGTAACGTAAGCGTTGCTAGATATATACCTTCATCATCTAATACAGATGTTGATACTTATGAAACACATACATATGTAGTAACAGCAGTGGCAGCAAATCTTTTAGATGAAAGCGCACAATCTAGTGCTGGATCTGAAACTAATAATATTTTTGTAACAGGTGCAAAAAATACTATTACATGGAATGCAGTTACAGGTGCAGCAAAATATAGAGTTTATAAAGAACAAGCTGGTATTTATGGATTTATAGGAGAAGTTACTACAACAACAATAATAGACAATAATATTGCGCCTGATTTTTCTAAAACCCCACCTATTTATGAAAACGAATTTGCATCTACTGACAATTTTCCCGGTGCTGTATCTTATTTTGAACAAAGAAGAGTTTTTGCAGGTACAAATAATGATCCACAAATTATTTTGATGACTAAATCAGGAACTGAAAGTAATTTATCTTTTGGTCTACCAACAGTAGATGATGATCGTATTAAGTTTAAAGTTGCTGCACGCGAATACAATACAATAAGACATATTGTTCCGTTAACTCAATTAATTTTGCTTACAGGATCAGCAGAATGGAGAGTGCAATCAATTAATAGTGATGCTTTAACACCTACTTCTATATCAGTTAAACCACAATCATATGTTGGTGCTAACAATACACAACCAGTAATTGTTAATAACAGTATGGTATATGCTGCTGCTCGTGGTGGTCACGTTAGAGAGTTGGGTTATAACTGGCAAGCTAATGGTTTTATTACAGGTGATTTGTCATTACGTGCGCCACATTTGTTTGATAATTTACAAATAAAAGATATGGCATTAGCTAAAGCTCCTATTCCAATTGTTTGGTTTATTAGTAGCAATGGTCAATTATTAGGTTTTACATATGTACCAGAACAAACTATTGGTGCATGGCATAAACATGACACAGACGGTATTTTTGAAAGTGTTGCTACTGTAGCTGAAAGTAATGACGATTCTCTTTATTGCGTCATAAAAAGAACTATTAATGGTGTAAGCAAAAGATATATAGAACGTATGAATACAAGATTATATGAAAAAGATCGCGATGCATTTTTTGTCGATGCAGGTTCAACATATGACGGTACTAATACAGACACAAACAAAACAGTTACTATATCTGGTGGTACAAATTATCAAAGAGGAGAAAGCGTAACTATAACTGCAAATTATAATTTATTTAATGCACCACCTAGTGTTGATGATATAGGTGATGCAATTGTTTTAATTAGTGGTACAAATTATTATCGTTGTAATATTACTGCTACTACAAATGCAACTGTAGCAACAGTAAAGTTAGATGTAGATTTACCTGCAAGTTTGCGTAATACTCCCATAACAACATTTGAAGTTGCAAGAAATGTGATATCTGGATTAAATCATCTTGAGGGTAAAACTGTTAGTATTTTGGCTGATGCTGCTGTACATCCACAAAAACAAGTGTCTAGCGGATCTATTACTTTAGATCGTGCAGCTAGTGTTGTACATATTGGATTAGAATATAAAAGTGATTTACAAACAATGCCATTAGCATTACAAACAGAAGCTTTTGGCCAAGGTCGCGTTAAAAATATAAATCATGTATGGTTACGTGTATTAGAAAGTTCTGGTATTTTTGCTGGGCCTAGTGCAGATAAATTAATAGAAGCAAAACAACGTACAACAGAACCTTATGGTTCTCCACCACGATTAAAAACAGAAGATATAAAAATTATGTTGACTCCTACATGGCAAGACAATGGTCAAATATTTGTACGACAAACAGATCCATTACCGTTAACAGTTGTAGGTTTAACATTAGAAGTAGCAGTTGGTGGATAGTGTGACCGTAAAGCAATAAGGTACGTGTATATTATAAAAAGAAAAGTAGTGTTGAGCTTATGTCAACTCCTAAATGGGTAGGTAAAGTAGGTGATTTTGGCAATGTTATGTCTGCTGGAAGTTTTGTACCCAGTGCAATTGGTGGATATTTTGATTCTAAATTTAAACAAAATCAATTAAAAAGTCAGGCATTAGAATTTGAACATCAGCAATATATGTCTAAAATAAATGCCAAATCAATAGAAAGTCAGGCGCAACATATAGCAAAACAATACAACAAACAGATGCTTATAAAATCTTTATCACAAAGAATATCTAAAGGACAAAGAAGAGCGTCTATGGCAGCAAGAGGTGGTGTTGCTGGCGTTGGAAGTAACAGAGATGCAATGTTAAGTCAGGAAATTTTAGACGAAATAGATAGGCTAACTATAAATGTAAACAAGGTAAAAGCTGTAGGCAATATGAGACTGCGAGGAGTACAAGCTAATATTCAATCAGATATGTTAGGAGTTTCAGCAGGTAATATGTTTGCTAGTGCTAGTGCTGTTAGTCCGTTTTTAAATATGAGTAGTACTACATTAACTGGTGCTGGTAATGCTGCATTGGCATATGCAAAATCTAAAGGATACAAAATAGGAGAATAGTAATGCAAGTACCATCAATACCATTAGAAACTAATGCACCACCAATGTTACAAGGTGGCAGTGTACAACAGATGCAAGATGTTGTTACTGATGACATAAAAAAATTTGGTGCTGCACAAAAACAAATAGGTGATCTTGCAATTAAATTACAGGAAGAAAGAGATGATGCAGTATATACACAAAAACACAATGAATATATAGCTAAAGTAAATGAAACTAAATTAAAATATGCATCTTTAGAAGGTATAAATGCAGTAAAACAAGTTGGTGTAGATCCAAATACAGATGAACCTATTACTGTATTAGATCAACAAAAAGCAGAATTATCTAAGTTGCTAGAAGATTTTGAAGGCACGTTAGAAAACGATAGACAAAAATTTATGTTTAAAACGGCAGCAGCTAGTACGTTAAATTCTGCTTCTATTGCAATGACAAAGCATTCAATAAAAGAAGAACAAAAATATGCTGATGCTGAATTTTTAAATGCTATAGATTTAGCAGCAGATACTACTGGACAAAATTATGAAGATTGGCATGACCTGACAGGTGAGTTTTCAAAGCATGAACAGGTTGCAATTTTATTGGCAAACAGATATGCATTTAAAAAAGGGTGGCCAACAGAATCATCACAAAGAGCAGCATTAATACAAAAAGTTACAACCAAAATACATCAATCTACGTTAAATCAAATGATTGCTGCAAAAGATTTTGATGACGCAAAACTATATTTAGAAGAAAATACAAAACAGGGTACAATAACTAGTGCTTTGTTTAATACATATTCTCAAAAAATAATTACTGGTTATAAGAAACAAAATGGAGAAAGAATAGCAAATGCAATTCTTACCAACCGTGGCAATACAAATAGTGGTGATTTTGTAGATA